ATGTGGGAGATAATTGAGGAGTGGAGTCAGATGAGAGGTCTTGATGATTTGACAAACCACGACTTGTGTGCTGCAACAGGGTGGTGTATGAGAGCTATAAAAAGCAGAATGCCAGATCTTTACAAAGAGGTGTATCAACCTATAGAGATAAAGGGTGGTTTTGCAATGTTTGATGTAGAATGATTGTTTTCAACTATTTAATAAAAATTTCATTACATTTGTGCTGGTAAACTAAATTTGTAAGATATGATATTACCACAAATAGTTGGTAGTGTGTTGTTTCCAAATGACAACATACCTGAGATTGATAAGCTAAAGCCAGAATTTGGCTTGCGTTGTGCGCGGGCTTTATATTCTCGTTTTTGCGCGGGTGGTACATATTTCACTTATAGCCAAGTTCCTGAAATGCAGGAAACTAGAAATTATGGCGCAGGAAATCAATCTCAAGATAAGTATAAAAATTGGTTTACTAACGGATCTCCAATAGGCACTAAAGGCATAAGTCAAGGCGAGGCGGCGGCAAGCACAAAGGGGATGAGTAAGGCTCAGAGAAAGGCAATGGCTAATATTAGCTATGACATTTTCTCTCCTATGCGAAAATTATCGAATGTTCTTCTATCAATTCTTGCTGATAACGATTATAAACTCGACTGTATTTCTCTTGATAAAAATATCATCAATAAAAAACAGGATGAGAAAAATGATATTTATGTTAAAACGGTTTTTGTAAACCCGTTGATGCGAGAGCTTGGTCTTCCAGAGCTTAATGTTCCTTTTGTCCCTAAAGACGATGCAATGTTAGAGATGGCTGACCGTCTTGGATTTTTTAAAACAAAATATGAGGTAGCCCTAGAAAAACTAGCTGAATCCGGTTTTCGCGCATCTAATTGGGCTAGTCAGCGTATGGATTTTAATCGTGACGCGATTGATTTCCATTTCCGTGCGGCTAAGATTTACAATGATCCAATTACAGGTCAAGTAAAATTTAATTATGTGGATCCAGCTCGTATGGTTATGCTATGGAATGAAGATAACCAAGAGGAGCCGGTAGCGATTGGTCATATTGAAGCTGAAACTATTCAGTCTATTTTTGATAAACTGATAGACGCTGGATTTAATGAGGCTCAAATACAAGCAATGGCTAAGTCATACGTTCCGTATCAAACAAACGTATCAACTATACCGCAATGGGCATTTGAACGCAAGGATTCAACTACAAATCGTTGGGTTTGGATGGATTTCAAAGTTTATGTATTGAAGTTTGAATATCTCTCTACAGATTATAAGCAATATGTAGAGCGAGTAAATAAAGAAGGTTACGGAAGCTATATCCGTAATAACAAGCCTGTTGACGAAAAGAAAAAGAATCCTAACGATACATATGATGAGGTTGCTTGCAACTACTGGTATGAGGGTTCGTACATTATTTCTGGAACCGGTCAAGACCGCATTTACGAATGGAAGAAAAAGCCAAATCAAATGCAGAAGGGGTTGACCCCAATGAGTTCTTATGTTATTCATCGCATTAACGGTCAGTCTCCTACTCGCAGCGTAAAGGGCTTACTTGACGATTTGATGTTTGCTGTATTGAAGTTACGCGCAGCTGTTTGGGCTGCTGCTCCAAAGGGATATAGAATTGATGTTGGTGAAGCCGCTAATATCAAAATTGGAGGTGTAGAGTACGACTTGTTCGACCTCATGCACATCCACCGTCAAAACGGTATTCAGATTGTTGCAACTAAGTTTAATGCAGCAACAGGCAAGTATATTTCTCAGCCCTTGACAGAAATGGATAATGGTCTAGGTCCTCAAGGACAAGAATGGCTTGCTCAAATTGCTAACCTTCAAATGATGATCAAGGATCTCATGGGTATTCCAGATGCAATGGCGGCAAGCCCAGACCAGTCAGCAGAACGATTGGTGGGAGTAATGGAGGCGGATTATGTTGCTGGAAACCACGCTAATTGGCCACTTCGCGAGTCTGAGCGTCAATTTAAACAGAAACTCGGTGAGAGAATTATTCATCAAGCGCGAATTGACATTGAATTCGACCCTAAAATTCGTGAGTTCTATGAAAGTATTATAGGACAAAACATGGTAAGCGCACTTGATGATATTGAGGGATTGTCATTGGATCAACTTGCAATTTCCTGCAAAGTTCTTCCAAACGAAAAAGAAAAAAGTGCTATTTTACAACGCGCTATGCAAATGTCTCAAATGCCAACAAAGGATGGGGCGGTTCTTCTTAGTCCATCTAGTGTAGAGCGCGTAGCTCAAATGCTGAAGAACGGTGATATAGACGAGGCTCTTTGGTTTATGGCTACAGAAGAAACAGAGGCGCGTCAACGAGAAGAAGAACACGCTCAAATGATGCTTCAGCAAACAATACAAGGTCAACAGCAATCTGCTATAATGACCGAAGAAGCAAAGCGTCAGACCGCAATGCAGCTTGCTCAAATTGAAATCATGAAGCAGCGCGAGATGGCTAATATGGAATTGATGAAAGAGCAGCAACTTGCAAAAATTAAGGCAGACTCTAATTATCAAGTTCAATTACTCAAGGGTCAACAGGCTCTTCAGGAAATACAACTTGAGGCTACGTTAGAGGCTCAATTAGGAAGTGAAATCACAGGTAGAGTATAAAACATATGGAAACGAACGAATTAGAAAATCAAAACGAACAGGTGAACGAGCAAGTAAATGATCAAGTAACCGAACAAGTAAACGAACAAGTAAGCGAAGAGGTTAATCCGGTAGATTCTCCTTGGTTTTCTGCTTACGGGTATGACAGCGAGGATTCATTTAAGAGCGAGTTTGAACAACTTCGTTCCTATAAAAGTCTAGCGGAAGAGCTTGCAGAAAAACAAAAGGATATTGAAGAGGGTATTGCCCTACTTCAAGAGGCTGATGATCCATTTGGTGGAATTGAAGAAGCTCGCACAATAGTTGCATTTGGTAAGAAAGGTATCAGTTCTACTATTGCTAACCAAATTGTGTCTTCTACACCAGACACTTTAATGGAAGATCCGCTCAAGGCTCTTGTGCTTGCTGAAGCGGTGAAGAACCCAGACAAATTCAAACGTCTTGGCCAATCAACTATTGAGGAAGCTATTCGTGAAAAATATAACTTAGGTGAAGGCGAATATTACGCTACAGCTCTTTTAAAGTCTGATGCAATCGATGCAATTGAAATGATTGAAAAGACTAAGAAAGATGTTGAAACTGTTAAAAATCCTTTTACCTTTGCAAAAGAGCTAAAGAGCCAAAATCAAAAACAGATTGCGGAAAGACAAACCATAGCACTTGCCGAGGCAGAGTCCTACGCCAAGCAGCTAAAAGAGGTCCCCTACAAATTCGGCGATTCGGAAGTTTCGTTAAAAGTTTCAAACGAAGAGATCGATTCGATTTTGAAGTCGCAGTATGCAAGCTATTTAGGTCAAGCCTTTGATACTACCACAAAGGAAGGTAAACAAGCGGTACGTGAATGGTTGTCGAACCAAATCCTCATTCATAAGGTTCAGTCTGGGGATATAGGTGTTCAAATAGCCAAATCACTTATGGCTCAAACCGAAAAAAAGGTAGTGCGCGAAGTTTACAACGGTCAGCCTAAAACGCCGAACCGTGTAGGCAAAACGGCTGTCGATCAAAAAGGTTTGACTGCTGCTCAAAGAGATCTCATGGAGCGCGGAATTCCTTTGCCATCGCAGTCGCTAAAATCATAATTAACTATTAAAAAAATTTAATAAAATGGCATTTGTACAGAGTCCCACAATTGCACCTCCTATTAGTACGGGTGCAATGACGGTAGGCGCGATCCAGAACAACTGGGATGCGCTGATGGAAGATTTTGATGCGGTAGCATACCTCCCATTCGGCGACGAATATTGGGATGCGATGAACCAAATCATGAACGCGGTAGGTAACCGTGAAATTGCAAAGAATCCTCGTGTTCGTTGGTTCGAATTGACACGTATGGAGGCTCCTATTATTGCTGATGCAGCTGCTGGTAACGATGCTGGATGGGCCGTAACCATTGACGCTTCTGGAGTAACTACAGTGGGTGGTGTTGACTACTCATGGCCTAATGTTGGCGATCTTTGGAAAGATGCCGTTACCGGTGATATTTTCCAGATCGTTGAAAAAACAGCAGCAGATACTTTCACTTTTGTTCCTTTGGTAACTGGTGGAACTATTACTGTTGGCGGTTTTATGTTCTACGTAGGTAACTCAGCCCCTGAAAATGGTGGTGCTTACGCTTCTAAGTACGCATTTGATGAGGTTAAGACTTCATTCTTGCAGACTTTCCGTAATGACACTACTTCTAGCTCAGAAGCTCTTTACAACCAACTTTGGTACTCACAGTTGGAGAACGGAGTTCAGACTCCATACTCTAACTCACGCGACATCATCTACTTGCAGCGTGAACACCAAGTTGCTATGGTAAACTCATTCTTTACCTCTACTCCAACCACCAACGGAGCTAACTTGATCAACCCAGTTACTACAACAAGCAGCTCATTCCAAACCACACAAGGTTTGCTTGATGCTATCTTGAACAACGGTTCTGGTGCGAACGGCGGTGGTATCAGCACTGTTATTCCTACAGGTGCGGGTGCTGTGGCAATTGGTGATTTTTATGACATGGAAGCTGCTTTGACCTCTCAAGATGGTTCTGTAAAGAACTACATGGTTTGGACTAGCGGTTATATGCAATCACTCTTAGAGCAAGCTCTTTTCCAAGCAGCTGGTCCTGGTGCTTCTGCATTGAACTACAACGTGAGCGTTAACAAGATTCAGATGGAGAAAACCTTCTGGGGCGAAGGCGCTTACGCTGATTTGATGAGCCGTACTTTCTCATTCAACAACCTCGTGTTCAACAATAAGAACTTCGGATTTGTTCGTATGGGAATCTTCGACAATCCAACCATGTTGGGTGTTGGTGTTGATTCTACAGACAACGCTTGGAAGCAGTATGCGTTCTTCATTCCATTGAGTACTAATGGAGGTGTTGATGACGGTTTGGGTAACATGGGTAAGTATATCCGTCTGTGCCATAAGCCAGGTGCTTTCATGAATATGTGGCAAACAGGTGGTCGTGCGGCAGCTAACAAGACTGACGTATGGCAGCTCGGTGTTCACATCGTATCTGAAGTTGCGTTCAAGTTCATCAACGCTAACAAATACGGTTTGTTCACAGCCTAATCTTAGTAAATTCAAAACCGGGAGGGGGAGACTTCTCCCGGTTTTTATACAAACAAAAAATAAAACGATATGTTATTTGATCTAAGCAACAACTCACCTGTAGATATCCCAGAATGGGCAGAACAGGAATTAAGAAATGATTTTCCTGATTTTTTTAATAATAAGCGACCAGTAGTGTTGCGTATTAGAGATCAGTACAAGTTAAAAACATACAAAGTTCCTAGCAACAATCACGATTCAGACGCTCGTTTGTTTGTTCAGGCGCCAGGCCCTACTTCTGTAAAGACAAGCGGAAATTTTTATGATAAAGAAACAGAGGCTACTTATACGCTGATTTACACTCAAACAGCTCCAACCGTCATCAACGGCACATATAACTACAATAACTCCAGATTGCGTATTGGGGATGGTTTTAGGATTCAGCCGGAGCAAAAAGATTTATTGTTCTATATTCACTACATATGCCCTATTGTAAACAACAATAAGACGCTGAACAAGACTAATCGTCGTATGTATGAGTACGAGATGAAGCACATTGAGGCTAAGAACAAAATTAGCGTTGCCAAAGCGGCCCGCGAACTCGAAGATCTCATCTACTTTGATACAGATTATAAAATTGTATTGAAGGCCATTGAGGGGCTTGGCTTGAACAAAATGCATACCGAGGAAGAAAATCGTGTGTTATTGCATGATTCAATCAAAAAGGGCAGTGAGACTTTCAAGAAGAATGCTTTTGAAATCCTTAACTCAGCAAAGCCGGTTCAGACCAAGTCAGCGGATGGCGAAACTATCCATGAATTAGTAAACCGACTTTTGAGTGAAAATTATATCAAAAATGAGGACGGAATGTGGTATATTCGCGACCGTAGAGGCGATGGAACAAAATGGCTAAAGACACCATTTTTTGAGTCAGCGCAAAAAGGTAGCGAAGCTGCATTTGCGTTGATTGATCACCTCAAGGTAAATGAAGAATTATTAGGTAAATTAAGAAAATTATAAAAAGATGATTAGCACCGTATCCCTTTCGTTTGATTTAAGTGCGTCTCCCCCAATAGGGATTGTTACAGATTCAACTGATTATGCCGGCCTCGGATTAGATTTACTTTTAAATGAGGTGCAGGGATACGGTGTTATATCTTTTAATGGGACCGTAATTGAGCAGCATGATACAGTTTTAGATCCCATGATTGATTTGCAAAACTGGGATTATGCAACTCAGGGAACACCAGTTTTTACATTCCCTCTTGAATTAGACCTGAATGGAAATGTAGCAAATGGTGTTTACACATTTAGTTATAGTTTAAGGGTAAATGTACAGGCTGCTGTAGCAATTCCAATTACGTTAACTCCAAATGATCTAGTTACAGTACCCGCTAATGAGTGGGTTTCTCTGTTTTTGGAACCGGGTAATGATATTACTATTGTTGAGCCATTTGTTGCCTCAGAAACAGTGCAAGTAATATCCACTGAGCAAGTGGGTCCGGATGGAGAAATAACCGTAACCGATTATACAATAGCTGTTGGTGATGTAATAACGTTTGAATTAACAAACTTACAGTTAAGTGGTGTTTATACCTATTCTGGATGCACACAAACAAATGCAGATGTAAATTTTGTTTACGATTGCGAAGTAGGGGATAATGGTTCGTGGGCTGTTTCAAATGCAACTCAATTAGCTTCCAATGAAATTGTAGCTAGTTTAAATTGTGCCATTAATTACCCTTCATGGGCAACACTTAGTCCTACATTCCCTGGAAATGTTGTGGTTACTTCACTTCCATATCCAGGTGCGCCTAACGTAGAAACACCTCTTGCTACAGGGACCTATACTGTTTCTTTAACAGAGCAAATACAGCAAACCCAAACAGATGGACTGATTCTTCTTTACACTAGATCTGTAATTAAGGAATTCCAAGTAAGTTGTGCTGGAACTTTGTGTGGATTAGTGCCTTGCATTGAGAATCTTCGTGCTGCTCATCAAGCGGAATTAACTCGAAATAAAATATCTAAATATCAAGTTTACGTAGATAATGTTTTAATGTATTACATTGAAGCGTTGAATTATAAGGCTTGCGGTGAACTTGATAAATATAAGGCTGCAATAGCTTGTATTCAAGCTCAACTTGACGCCTCTGGCTGCGAGTGTGCTTGTTGCGATGATGAAACTTATTACTGGGTGTCAAATAACTCCGGGGTTTCAGTAATTGAAAGTTTGATTGAAGCGTTTCAATTTAGACTGTTCAATCTTGATCCTGTTGGACCTGGTTCTCCACTTATAACCAACGACGTAACTCAAGGAGTAGAAGTTGGAGCATTGTGGGAAAATGTCAACACAGGTGTTATTTATCGCTGTACAGACAACACAGAAGGTGCTGCGGTTTGGGTAGAGTATTATGCACCTGGTATTTTACCTACAGCAGCCCAAATATCAGCTGTACCTGGAGCAATATTGACAGGAAATGATGTACAGGCTCAATTAAATCAGGTTGAAGCGCTGTTTTTGTTTGATGGGATAAACGGTCTTACGAAATCAGGCAATGATGTTGGATTGGGTGGTACACTTACATCAAATACAACCATTAACGTTGACAACTATGTTTTTGAAGTTGTAAGCGACAGTGACCCATTGATTGTTCGCGCTGGAGATGGCGTGGGGTTAACATCCGCTAGGGCGCAGTCTGCAAATACTGGAGTTGGTCAAAACTTAATCTTAGAAACAACCACTACTGCTGGCAATGGAGCTAATGGTCTTGGAAGTGGAATTTATTTTACGGCAGCACCCGCTACTTCAGCGCTTGCTTTCCCATTATCTACAATTCAAAGCTCTTGGGCAAACGCAACAACTCAAGATTCGAGATTAACAATAAGTACTGTAGATAACGGTGTAGAGAATATTGGAATTACACTAAATCAAAACAGTCTTGTCACATTAAACGAATACGGACAAGGCACATTTGCTAATTTAACTCCGCCTACCTATAATCTATCAGTAGATTCTGCTGGTAACGTAATAGAGTTGCCTACTATTATAGGTTACACTGGAATAATAAGAACCATACCAGGGCCAAGTGTTAACATAACCGAAGCGTACAATACGACAGCAGCCACAATAAGTATAAACTATATTGGAGTTGGATCTTATACTATAACCGCTTCTAGCGGCGTATTTATAGGCGCTACTGCTATTTTTATCCAAACACAAACAGCTGGATTCGCTACCGCAACAAGGAATAATAATACTACTATTACGGTTAATACATATTCAACGGCAGGGGTTTTAGATAACGCTGTTGTAAACGGTGCGTATATCAAAATTGAGATTTATCCATAATGAATACTAATCTTGGAGAAATATATGATGAGCTTCTCTTCAGAGCCGGAAAAGATCTGAGGGGCGGCTACATCACGCCCGACGATTTCAATCGGGCTATCAAGATTGTTAACCAGCGATATCTTAATACCCTCGTTGATAATTTTGAAAAAAACCGAGAAATTACAAGCGATCTTCAGACATTTATTAAGACATTAGGTTCTCCCCAATATCCAGCTTTATCATTCACTCCCGTATTACAGGGGCGCCCAGAACGCGGCGGATATGCTGATATTCCTGCCGATATTTGGTATCAAGCAACTGCAAGTTTCCTTGAGCAGCTAAACAATAATTGCTCTTATGATACAAACTACAGAAGTATTGAGTTTGTTAGTCAGCACGAGTTTGATGCTAAGATGCGTAACTCGATTACAAGCCCAGTAGACAACCCCGAGGAGAATGACCCAATTTTAGTAACACGAAACGATCGATATTTTATTTATCCGTATATGCCACGGATAACCTTTACTTACATACGAGAGCCAATTCAACCTGTATTTGACTATGACATTATTAATGGAATTCCCGTATATTTACCACCGGGTACATTTCATACCAATAATAGTGTACAGCCTCTGAATTCTCCTAGCTTGAGTGTTGAGTTTGAGTATCCAGAAAGCTGTGTAGACCACTTGACAGATATGATCAAGACCTACATTGGAATTGGTAATGAAAACCAATGGAACATCAACACTCAAATGCCAAGTAAAGTATGATAACCAAGCGTCAAGCCATAGAACTAATACAACACAGATTGACTGGTGGAGACACCCCAGAAGATTTGCGTCGGTTGTATCCACGTTCAATTATATCGCGAGTATTAAACTTAGCTCTTGCTGATATTGTTTCTCGTAATCCCTATGAGGCAAGCGATATGGCCGTTCCGTATACTTATGTTCCTGCTACTGATGCCAATGGTTATTATGTAACGCTGAACCCACAGCCAATCGCTGGGTCCATGGCGATATTTAGTGTAGAGGACCAGTCTACTGGAGACAATGGTTACATTGTTCAGACCAAAGCAGAGGCTACTGCAATTAATATTCTGCGTGGCGGCAATAAGTCGGCGGCAATCCTTTTTAAGGATAAGTTGCGATTTAACAAGAAACCAGAGGGGAGTGTTACCGTTACCATGGTTCCAAATGTGTACCAAATGGAGGATGATGATGTTTTGATTATTCCAAGTGATGAAACGGGAAAGGGTGAGATGATGTTATTTCAAATGTGTTTACAGGTGTTAATGTCACAACAATTCCAAGATGATTTGAACAATGATGGAATTGATATTCAAGCACTTGCAAGAGATACTTCAAGATTATATAGTAACGGATGACAATCAAGAACATAAAATATATTGCTACTTCAGCCCTATATCGTCTGGGGAAGAATCCTGTTGGTCGTGAGCTAACGTGGATGACGCAAGTGGCTATTGATTATTTAAGTGAGAAGTCTCCATTGGATGGAAATGTATCGCTAAAAACTATCTACGCTAAGATTGATACAGGCGCACGGGTATTCACTATGCCCGGAGACTGTATGAGGATATCTAAAATTGGACTAAAGTCAGGTCGTCGTATTTGGACATTGACTCCAGATACTTCGTTGACTTATCCAGAGGAATTCTTCCAATGTGAGAGCGACCAAAACGACGATGTCGTACTTGATGGGTATTTTCCAACTGGTTATTTTGGATATTTTTATAGTTATCCAAATTATACAGTGGGTGGTGGAAGAAACGAGAACTACTATCGTGTAGATGGTAACAATATCATTTTTAGCCACAACATACCTGATGGTCAGTTGATTATAGAGTATTTTTCAAACGGTTCATCAGTGGATGAGAATACATTGATTGATACAGCGTATGCTGAACCTTTCCGTTTGTATTTGATGAGTGAATACTGTTTCCACAAAGGAAATAGCGAGGATAAGGCTAAGTACAAGGAATTACAGATTCAGTACGAGGCCGCTCAATGGAGCGCTAACTTGCTTGTCAAGGCGCCGCGACTTACCGAAATGATTGATGCGTTGGCACAGAGTTCAGAATTTAACTTAGGATAATGCAATTTGAAGACATCATAACTTTTGAAGGCGGCATAAACACTGACGATACTCCGCAGAGTATGCCCAAGGGCGATTACCGAGATTTTTCATATTGTCGTTTGGGGTATAACTCTGGGAATGCTTACGCAGTTGAGACATCTAATGGCACACTGGTTATTCCAAATCCACTTATAGAAATTCAAGACCAAATAATTGGTGCTGCTTCTTGGCAGAAAGAAAACTCAATTGTTTATTTTGTCTTTAAAGCAAATGGCATTCATGAGATATGGGTTTATGATATCACTAATCAAACTCACACCGTTGCGGTACAAAGTGCTGAGCTTAATTTTAGCCGTGATTGGCCGATATTTCATGCCAATGTAATTGATGATATTCTGAAGTGGACTGATGGGCGATGGGATCCATTGATGTATGAGGATGATGGAACTAGACTCTTTAATCCCCCATACCAAATCAATCTCAGGAAAGCTCTTGATGGTGATTACCCAATATTTGATCTTCAAACAATAGACGCGGTAAAATGGCCAATGGACCCTCTAGTAGTGTCATATTTTACTGATCCTACAAGGAATGACAATAAACTCAGAAATAAACTTTTTAGGTTTATTATTCAACCTGTTTATGAAAATGGTGAACAGGGTGTTTGGTCTATGTATTCAGAATTAAGTCTGCCTTATAAATCTGAATTAGTATCCGGAACAAATTGGGTTTTCTTAAATAATGACAATGGGATAAGGATACAATTCAATACTGGCCCAAGCATAATAAGGAAGTTTAATATAGCTATTCAGCAATATGATAGAGAATTAATTGGAGCAATTCCTCCATACGGAGTTTTTTTACAGCTTGATAAAAATTTAGATAATATAGCTGATGGTGTTCCTTATGAAATTAATTACTATGGAGACGTAGCTACATCACCAGCTATAGATTTTGCAAAAAATTATGATCGATTACCTATTGTGGCAGATTGTCAAGAATATCTCCCAACAAATCAGTTGACATATGTTAATTTTAGAGAGGGCTATGATAAGCCGACTGAAGCCCCATTTCTTGTTGATGCAACAATGACTTATTCTGTGGAAGAATTAGTATGGAGGCCATGGGCGCTTTATCAATCGACCAATATATTGGTTGGTGGATTAGGCACATTCATTGTTAATTTTAATAGCTTTAACACGCCAAGTATAGATGTAAATAATGTTTTTGTTTTTGAGGCGGGAATGATTGTATACATTACCAGCCCAAATGTGCTTTCCCCTGTTCAGTATAGAAATATATTTTTATACTATACTATATCTCAAAACGATATTGATACTGCTTTGCTTCAACCAACTACATTTGATCAAAATGCATATATATTAACCTTAATAGGCGATTCTTTATCAACTCAACTTGCGCCAACTATATATACTACAGGGGGTACTGTTACACCACTTGGCTTAGCTGGTATGCAATATGAGGCTCCAGATAGTGGTGGTCCCGGTCCAAGTGGGTGGGTTGGAAATAATGACGAGGGCATTTGGGATAGGTCTACGGACGCTGTTCCTAGTTTAAAAACGGGAGCAACACACGAATTTGGAATTGTTTATGGCGACAGAGCTTATAGAGATAGTACTGTTTATACTATTGATTCATTGAATCTTTTTGTTCCTTGGTTCTATGATGAACCAGCAAGAGCAAGTTTTGCTGACGATAGAAATCCATACACAGTTACTCCAAGAATTACTATTGACCACATCCCTCCTGTTTGGGCTACAAAATATTGGATTGTAGCTAAACCCGCTACAGAAATATTGAGTTTTGGTCAATATATATCTAACAACAAACAAGACGGATCAGGAGCCGGATATGTTCAATCAATAAAACTAGATAGCGTAACCAATAATAGATACATAATATATATTGATAATTATTATGAGAATAAAAATCTTGGGGCTACGATAAAACATGAAATTAGAGTTGGTGATAAGTTGAGGTTTGTTAGACAGGGACTTTTTGGAACTGGTGCTGTTTATCTTCCTTATTTAGAAATCGATATTGTAGATGTTGACACTAGCGGAACAGATGGAAGAGTTGCAGTCTACACTAATCTATTTGATATTAGTCTTGTAGAGCCTGATCCCCCATCTACTAGTGGTTTTGTATTTGGTTCAATGGTCGAGATTTATACACCTCGTCCTTCTGTAGACGATACTGGGAATATATTTCTATCAACATGGAATGATGTAACTTCATCAATAGACATCATAGATCCACATACAGAAAACAGATCTCATGGAGCGCCACCATTGTATTATCTTTACGTGGCGGCTCCTTTTTATTACATCGGAGGTGACTATTCATTTCTAAACGGAAACACCTATGATATAACTATATACAATCTTGACGGAACCACATCGTCTGTTGGGACTAGTATTACATCTACTTTTTATGATCAAGATTTAAACATAACGAGGATTACGCTTGGAATTGCATCCAATGTAAATATGGCTTATGTAACATTAGATACCGATCCATTTGCTGCGCCAGGTCAAACAAATGAACAGCAAAATGTCTCTGCTTTAGTTTCTCTTACTCCAGCAACATTCCAAATAAACTATGGTGATGTTTATGTAAGGAAAAGAAATTGGAATACTGGGCTTGGTGCGAGTAATGAGCAGGCTTATTATTTTATGGAAGATCCGCATTATTCTGACTATTGGCTTAGTAATATACACAATACTGGTAGAATAAGAATTGAGGATACTAATGCTAAAATGACTCATCGTCAAGCTACTGCTATTCATTCTGATTCGTTTATTGTAGGTACACAGATAAACGGCTTGTCTTCATTTGCTTTGGATAATCAAAACATTGAAGACATGAATCCGATATTTGGACCCGTTGTTAGAGCTTATATGTCGGGTCGGGAAGGTAAAACATTGAAATGTCTTCAGCCCAAAAAAGAAAATTCAATTTACATTCAATACTATCCAAATGAAGTTGGATCCGATTCAACAGTTCGTGTATCCAATAGAACTTTTGCTTCTTGGTTTGACTACAAGAGTCTTTTGGGATGCGTGAATCCAGGGGCTACCGCAATCCTTCCAAATGGTGCAACAATGTATTTTGACAACAATGCTGGGGTATTTGTTTATTCTGGCGCTAATGGTCAGATACAAGTAAGTGAAATAGACCCGGACACAAAGGCGGATTACAAATTTAGAACAAAGACAAAGGCCCTAGCAGCAGCATACAACGCAAGCCCAGCTCCAATGGTTCGGACATACGTAAACGAATCTGTTGGTGAGGTTGGTTTTGCTTTTAGGTTTGATGTGCCATACACTGGAGAGGCTCAAGGAATATTTAATCCTGCGGTTGGACAGTTGATTGAAGGTTTTATATTGTTTGGGGGTAACTTTGAATACCTGTATGGGTATGACATGGTTATTTATTTTGTTGAGAGCGGCAATGTTTATTCTGGAACAGTAAATTTTGTTGAATATCAACCGCTGTCAAATAGTACTATTATAGCGCTCGACGGGGTTGAGCCAGACGTAATTGACTATTTACAACCTGGATATTATTATACCACGAGCGGATTGTCTTACGATCATGTTGTGTTTGACTATGTAAACATGAGGTGGAGATCAACTTATGATTACAATTTTCAGCAATACTGCAATCTTGGCCAGACTCTAGTCGGATGGGGTATTGATAATCAATTGTATCTCCATAATCAGCCTAATCAATGGAACTTTCACGGCCAATCGTTTGTTCAGAAGGTTTCTTTCGTGTCTAATGACAATCCGTTAATGTTGAAGCGTTACCAAGATATCACGTTAGTGTCTGATGATTTATTTTCTGTTGAGGCTAAATCTGAACCGAACAGAAGTTACCCGCTTGGTATGAAAACAACTATGCCAGCAAATTTGATTAGCACTTATGAAGGATATGGTAAGGTGAATTATAGAAAAAACTTATATGATCCTAAATTCTTTAACAACAACAACATATCATCATCTTTTTATCTACCACCAGCTCAGCCAGTTAACGGATGGATATTTGATTTTGATCAATCATTGTTGTTAAATGAGTTGGTCACCATTATTCAAATTGACGGAAACATTTTTACGGGATTAGTGACTTCAGCTGTATATGATGTTGTAAACGACTGGACTTTAATCACTTTACAAGATCAAGAGCCTAGCACTAATGGCGATCTTGGGAATTGGTATTTAAGTGAGATAGCGCTATGCAATGGTCAAGACATTAGGGCAAATGCTTTGACTCATACCCTCGAATACGATCCTTCAATCAATAATACTAGTTCAATACTTGTATCAGTTGGAATTAAGGGTGTTTTATCATAAATTTGCCGTTAATGGATACCAAGATATCCTATAGCGCTATTTGTGCGGCTTTTGATGGGGATGATGATATAAAAAATTATTGTGACCCTAGTAATGATAAGCCTACGCCGGAAGGAGTAAGCGATGATGCATACGAGAAGCTGCTGGTATATGAAGATTTGGTAGAAGGGGTATTTGAGGTTTTGAAACACGGAGAAATGGAAGTTGGTTTTGTTTACTACTTTGGAGACGTACTTGTTAGTTTTGGCGTTAATAAGAAGTACAGGACAAAAGATTTTTTGATGTCGTTGTTTAATGATATTAAAAAATGGATGAAGGATGATTTCGTAACCTATATGTGGGAAAGAAACGAGAGAGCGATAAGGTGGTTTGAGAAATGCGGGATGGAAAGAGAGGATTGTGATATAGAGAATGTTGTTAAACTAAGATATAAGTCATGCCGGTAATATTAGCAGTAGCAGGTGGTATAGCTGTCGGGAAGGGCGTTCAAAGCGCCATTCGCGCTAACCGAGCTAAAAAAGAAATTAAAAAACTTCAAGAGGGTCTTAGAGAGCCAAAGTATGAGCTTCCCCAGGAGCTAATGGATGTATACAACAGGCAATTGGGGCAAAGAACAGATATGCCTGGTATGAGCGCGGCCCAATCTGGATTAGATTTGTCTTACGGGACGGCTCTCGGCGGTGCAAGTAGGGCTGCTACAAGTTCACAAGATTTGTTATCAGTAGCAACAGGTCTTGGTGGTCAGAAAATGGCTGCTGGATTGGATCTGGCTACTCAAGCCGGCCTTTTTAAGGCTCAGGCAGAACAGCAAAAAATACAAAATTTGCAGCAAACAGGTAGAGAGATAGCTGGATATAGAGATACTATGTATCAGGAAAATCAATTAAATCCTTTCCTAAGAACTTCAGCGGCAATTTCTGCTCTTCGCGAAAAAAGATATCAGGAGTCAAACAATACTTTTGATGCCTTTGCAAAAGCGGCCCAAGTTGGTGGACAATTTGGATCAGCGGCAGGAGGATATAGCAATATTGGGGATTATTCAACCCCCTCATTAACATAATCGAAATGGGAGTACCAAGCTCAGCAATAGTTTATACAGGGGCCGCAGGAGATATGCCAGGTTCTAACCGTGGCGCGGCGTATTCAGAGGGGTTGGGAGAGACCTTGAATATCGTAAATCAAGGTTTACAGGATATTCGTTTATACGAGGGTGAAAGAAAGAAAGATCAGCAAGCTAAGATGCAGGCGTGGCAGGACTTCAATATGGAAGATCCAGATGTTTGGAATGTTGATTTGCCTAAGATTCAGGAAAAAGTAACTGAGTACAAAGAGTACATGAAGAAGCTAAAGCTCAATCCCAAAATAGACCCACGAAATCTACCGCCGGATGAGCAAACTAAAGTTGACCAGATGCTTCGCGAAATCAAAAGACAGACAAACGCAGCTAAAGTAAACGCAAAGATTTGGGAGAAAGATAAGACCGAGGTAGACAAGAACCCCGCTAAGTACGACCAAGGACACGCAGCTGAATGGGCCAAGCAATTTATGCGTGACGACATGACTCCAGAGGAAAGACTTCGATACGCTCAATCAAATAGTATCTTTAAAAACAACGTAAACTTAGTTGACGTGGTTGAGAAGATAGATGAGATGATGGAGGAAGAGGAGATCAAGGAGGGGAATAGAACCATGATTAAAAAGGATCCTGAAAAATTCAAGAACCTTTTGGGTATATACTTCAAAGACCAGGTGGGGATGGGTGATTACGAAGCCCTCATTCCCCGATATAAATACGACAATGATAAGTTGTACGAAGAGGCTGTATCCATGTTTAAATACATGAATCCCGGTAAGCCTAAGCCGGTTACAAAAACTGGCACGACAACCCCAAGGAAAGACACTACTCCTAAATACGGAACTAGCAAATGGGGTGATTTATCTATAGTTGTTGAGCCAACAGCAAGTACTGATTATTTTGAGCATGGTTATAATGACATGGCTATTACCAAGAACAATCAAGAATTAGATCCAATTGAGGGTATTGATGGTGGATCTAATAATAATTTTAGAACCATAGCTAAATATAAACCTGTTAAATTTTACCTAGCTAAAGGAGGTCGGGATGTAAGTGTTCAGGGTTATGAGCTAGATGAGGATAACAATTATGTTACTGATGATAACGGAAACCCTATAGAGGTTTGGGTTAGCTACAATCAAAACAAGACTAAACTGAAATCGTATTTAGATGGATTTGACCCACTGATGGAATTTAAAGAAAGAAATAAGAACACCGGCACAACAAATAATTTTATAGGAGTACCAACAACAGGATTTAATGGACAGTAACCCAATTTATAAATTCATGAAAGAAAATAACCTCACCCAAATGGATGAGGCTTCTTTCGTTAAAGCGTATTCGGACCCAAAGAAATCTGCTGAAATCCATAAATTTATGGTTGACAACAAGTTAACCAATTTGGATGCCACGGCGTTTCATTCGGCGTATTTTGATCCTTCAAAAAAAAAAGGGGGTACTACGCAAGGCTCAGGACAGCCTGTTCAGCAGCCTGGAAAGCCTTCTGCGCCGAGTTTTGGCCAGAAGGTAACTGAAAAAATAATCAATTCATCTACTCAGGTTCCATTTAAGACCTCACAACAAGATAAAGAGCCTGTTCAGGAAAAGAAAAAAACAGTTCCATCGAAATACTTTGAAGTAGATGTAACTGAGCCACAAGATGTAACAGCTGTAAAACCAGCAGTTAGCCCGGTTGAAATGAGAAAAAGAGAATCCATTTCAATGGCTACCCCTCAAAAAATAGCCGAAAGAGAAAACAAACAAAAGGCTGATAAAGATTTTTACAGAGAGGTTGCATCAAAAGAAGTGTTCGAAATGCCTACGTATTTTGAATCCAAGGAGTACGCTTCTGACATTACGGCTGACTATCTAAACTACTTACAGCAAATTGACCCTGAAAAAGGCACTTATACTAATGAGAAGTACAAGGTACTAAAAGCTAAGTCAAAAGAAGATAGGACCGCTGTTGATGAAAGTTTTTTAAGACAAGTAGAAACTGAAGCTATTAATAAAGTTTACGACGCTAATTATGAGCGTTTACAGTTACTAGGTTCAAATATTGATAATCTTGAAAAAACAGCCGTCACCCCATCTGACCGAAGCAAGTTAGATTATATGTATAAGGAGTACGAGAAAATCTCAAACTCACTTAAAGGTATTTCCGCTACATATGATCAAAACAACTTGCAGTATGGTAAAATAGCCGGCCAGGAAATGCAAAGTGAAGAAAACAAGAGAAAGGCATTTGAAGAAATACAGGCAGGGGAGGGTAAGACAAAAGCGTTTTTTACAGCGGTAGGGGATGCTGCCATGGATGGCATCTTAAATATGTATCAGTTTCCAAAAGTCATGGGAGACTTGATGGGTGATAAAGATTACGATTGGAGCGATGAGTTTTACGATTCTATTTCCGGCGCTAAGAGTGTCTTAGATGTAGATTTAGCCGCTCCACTCCCACAAGGAGCGAGAATGTCTGACCTACCATTTGTTGCAAGAGCTGCTGTTGTTGGTGGAAATGCGATTGGTACTATGGGAATATTTGCGCTTGGAGGAGCCACTGGAGGAGCCACTAAGTTAGGGCAAAGAGCGGCTACATACGCCACGGCTTTTCTAACCCAAGAATCTAATTATTACCAAGAGGCATTAGAAGGTGGAATGTCTCCACAGGACGCCGCAATAACAGGTACTTATTTGGCAGCACAAATGGCCTTGTTTGAAACGATTATGCCGGATATAGGATATCTGAATGCTGTAGGGTTTAAAAAAGGTGTTGTTTCTGGAACGATGCAAGCAATGAAGTCTGGGCTTCCAGCCAAGGAAGCTGCTAAATTGGCTTTTAAAAATGCTATTTCAGCGTTACCAGAAAACGCATTAACTCTTGGTTCGAACATCGTTAAAAGTGGTGGAAAAGAATTTTTTGCAGAAGAACTTCCGCAAAATTTAGCCGAGGATACAGCGAAAGAGATAATCAACAATAGAAGCCAAAAAACATATTTTAACGATACATTCAATGTAGATAACTACGTTGATGCTGCGATTGGAAGTTTTATTGCTGCTGGTAGCATATCTGGTGCTAGTTCTATGTTTTCGAAGGCGACACCTAAGAGTCCAGTTCAGGAAGAAGTGATGCGTCAGATTGTTGAGAATAGAGATAAATTTTTTGCTCAAGGCACAGACGCAGACCGCAAAGTAAGCCCGGAAGGAAAGAAGGAAGTTGAAGATGCTGGGGAGATACTTGATGCGATGAAGGCACATTCTGGATGGAATCAAATGTCTAAAGAGGAGCAAGACCACGCATTTGCTTTGGCTCAACAGGCTGATGTAATGAAGAAGGAGCAGGAGCGGATGAAAGAGCTTCGTATTCCTGATGAGAGAAAGGACGCTGAGATCAAGAGGCTCGAAGACGAGGTGAACGAAATGTTCTCCATTCAATTAGAGCAGGAAAAACAGAAGGCTAAGGATGCAAAGCTCAAGGCCATTGAGGACGATTTCAATAAATCTATGGAGGGCGAAGAGTTCCCGGTTCAGGAAGACGAACGCGACCAGGAAATCGTAGAACTCCAGAAGCAGCGTGAGGAAAAGGGTGTAAGCGAACTTGATACATTCCTTAGCGACATGAAGCCAATGGTTCCATTCGCGGTGGAAAGAACCGAACAGGGATTACCTGTGGCCCAGTCTGTAAAGCAGGCTGCGTCAAATTATCTATACAAGAAGTACAAGGAGTTGACCGACATGAAGTCTGATCCAAATCGGATGATGACTCGCGGTCAAATCGCAAGTGTTCAAAAACAATTAGAGCAGGACATTCGTACACTCGAAGGAACTGCTGAAACAAAAACAGAAGCACGTGATCAAGAAAACATCCAAGGGATACCAAGTCAAGTCCGAGAAGGGCAAGAACCTATCCAAGCCCAACCTGTCGAAGTCCCAAGCGCAGAAGCGCCTGAAGCAGGTGGAGTACTTCAAGCACAAGAAGAAGTAACTCCAACCGAAAAGATTAAAAGTAATTGGAATTACGAAGGAGAGGGTGACGCCTTTGCTTCTAATAAAGAAAGCAGGGAAGGTAAATCATCTTATGTAACTAGGATATTAGACACAATAGGCGTTGGTAAGTCGTACAATAGAGCAAAACAAAGGGGGGAATTAGATGTTGAATCGCCGCTAACTTATAAAGGGGATAAGGAAAGTATTAGCGCTATTGATGGTAATGGAAATAAAGTTGGCGTTATAGAATTACAAAGTGATGGAGGTGTACAGCATCTTGCGGTAGCCCCTGAGTTTTCAAGAAAAGGAGTAGCAACTGAATTAATAAAACAGATTGAGCAAAAAGGAGCAAAAGTCCGTTTTGAAAAATCTAAACGAATTTCTCCCGACGCTGCAAAACTTTTTAACAAATTACAATCTCTCAAAGACCAAGAGACAGCCCCTGAAGTTACTCCCGAAGTCACCGTTGAACCAGTTGTTAAGCCTAGCCGTCGTGAGCGTCTGGCTAAGATGTTTGAAACATCGGAAGGGGAGATTGCTGCTGAGAAGGTGGCCAGCTTCCTTGGAGAGGCCAACATTGGAGTTGAGGTTCTCGATCCGAAATCGTTTGAGGAAAAGGGTAAGCAACGTAACTTCGAGGGTAGTGCCGACGGTATATTCTTAGTAGATAATAACACTGGTAAGATTTACCTCAACAAGGAGAGAATCAAAGG